CTCCTGCCGCAAATGCAATCACCGATGGAGTCACTCCTGAGAGCCTTGGCCTCGGATTCGGGCTTACCGCCGCCTTTATTGGCGCCGCAGGCATCTTCTTCGGATTCTTCGCCCGTCAAACAGCCTTTACGATTATTCACTGGATTAAGCAACATATTCTGAAGAGGCCGGTAACTAACGCAAAGGCCAAGGCAAAGAGCCGCCACCCCACCTATCGTAGCCCATCTCATGTCTCTATCCGGAACCTTCCTATGGCCGCCGCCCCGCCGCAACCCAATGTCATTCACTTGAGTATGAATCCAGCCATCATTCACCAGCAGACGACGATGGACATTCTACAGCAGGCCAGGCAGCAGCGCCTGGAGGCCATTCAGGCGCAACAGGCGTCGGCGCAGCAGGAGCCGGCCTCTCCCTCCGCCCGCCACCTCATTCAGCAACGCATGAATACCTTCAAGGTCGCCTACGGCCCCATGCGCTCTTCGGGCGCCCTCGTCTAAAAGTGCCCCCCCTCTTCAGAGAAGGATGTCGGAGACAGGAAAGAGGCCGCTCGGCACAATCACAACTCTCTTGGACCTCACGAATCGTGACCTCCAAGAGAACGACCTTTTTCCACTGAAATCCGAAGAAAGCTGGTTTTCTACGGATCCCCAGCGCCGCATAATCCCTTTCACGCCCCAGATTCAGGAAATCCCTTTCCGAGGCCCTGCCGCATTCGGCCAGCGCTTCACCTTTGATCTCGGATCGCTCCTCGTCGGTGATCTTCTTTTTGGAGCTGTCGTTCAGATTCACCTGGATCATTGGCTGGATAGCCAGTCCCAGCTCCTCTATGACGCCGGCAAACTCTCCTATGACGTTTCGGGTCAAGGCTGGGAGTATGCGAATGCACTCGGTGCATCCATTCTTCAGGAGGCCGAGCTGGAAATAGATGGCAAGACCATTGAGACAATTGATGGCGATTTCATAAACGTGTTCAGCAACCTCTTTTCAGATTACAATACGCAAGTCGGAGTCTCCTACGATCATCTCGGCCGTATCTCTATTCCTCGCCTCAATGCGCAACAGCAGCCAAGACTCTACCCCACGGAACGGGGCATTCTTCACGTCTACCTACCCTTCTTTTTCAGCCGGGTGCGCTACCGAGATGCGCTGCCGATGATCGCCATCAAAGAGGGTGCCGTGCGCCTCCATATCACTCTCCGCCCTTTTGAGCAGTGTGTGCGGAGCATGGCTGGCACCAGGACCTCGTGCACGGATACGCCTCTTGACAAGACATTTGCGATGACCAATACGCTACCGAGGACTGGCCCTGTGGCCCGAATCGTCCGAACAGGCGTGGCACCGCCAGAATTCAAGGCCCTTCAGCTCGTAACCTACGGTGCGCTACTGGACGGAGAACTGCGCAAGTCCCTGCTGCTCTCCCCTTTTGAGCTTCTTCACCGAGAGGTTCAGACCTTTACGTTTGACGAGCCTCTGAAATACGCCGTGGGAAAGCGGGCCGATTCTGACACGATTCGTGTGCAGCTCCCTCTAGAGGCGAATCATCCTTTAGAGGAGATTGTCTGGTTCGTGCGGCGAAAGGGGGTTGCCGACAACAATGCCTGGACCAACTACACCGCCTATTTGGAAAATGAGTGGCCATCGGACTTGACGACCGTGTGGCGGAAGCCGCTTCTCCGCTCCGCAGCCGTCCAGGCAAATGGAATCACTCTCGTGGAGGCGGAGGAGCAGTATTTTCGGAGCCTGATTGCGGAGACCCACCGAGGTGGAATGGCTGCGGCAAACTCGTTTATCTATGGCTACCCGTTTGCGAGAACGCCGGGTGAGCACCAGCCGAGCGGATCTATGAATGCGAGTCGTCTCAACTCTCTGCGCCTTCTTCTGGATGTGCGACCGCCAGAAGGAGTTCAGGATGCGAACTGGGAAGTGAAGGTGTATTGTATCGGGCTCAACTGGCTTCGGTTTGAGAATGGTCTGGCGAACCCGATGTTTGACGACTAGTCTCGCCGCCGTCTCGTGCGCCGCCGTTCCGCCTCCTGCCGCTTCTTAAAGATCTTGGCGAACTTGTTCGTGCTGTATCCGTATTGAAAGAGCATGCTCTGTTCGGGAATCTTCACACGCTTGTGGAGCTCGGGATCGCTGATGCCGTGCCAGTGCATCGGATAGAAATACTTCATAGGATACACGTGGACATCGGGGAAATCCTTTTTATGGAGGAAATACATCCGAGTCGTGTAGAGGGGTCCGACTTTGCGCCAGGCCGCCTCGCCGGCTTCGGCCGCTGCATTCGCAGCCAAACCACCCAGAAGTTTACGGATAAATCCATGCTTCTTCGCAGCGCCGATGACTCCGTTGGCCACGTGCCGCTTAGAGCTGTTTACGAGGGAGCCACGATCTCCGAGCTTGCGAATCGTTTTGGCGGGAAGATCTTCCCAGCCAAAAAAAACGGCGGCGTGGTTCTTCTCAAGAAACTTGGCGAACTTGGCCGGCTTCATCATCACGCTGTCGGCGTCAATGTAGAGGCCACCGTATTTATAGAGGGCAAGGAGGCGGATAATATCAGCCTGGCCGGCAAGCTCGGTGCCAAAGGAGGCGTTGAGTTCTTGGAGTCCTGGAATGTCTCGGAAGGAGAGATCCCGTTTTACGGTGTCTTCGGTCCAGAGTTTATACTCGTAGCCGTATTCGGAACAAAAATCACGCATGGTGTCCATCCAGAGATCTGGCCGAGGGTTTTTTCCGAGCCAGATTTGATGGATGATCTTCGGGATGCCACCACCCGTGGTGCCGCCCATTCTACTTGTGCCCCCGCTTTTCTAGCGAATCCAGCATGTAAAGCTGCGCCCGAGGCCCGGCGTCATCATGTTGTAGAGATAGGCTGACCAGAGCACACCTGGTTCCGTAGTCCAGGGATCTTTCCAGCCCATCGCTGAAACGCAGCCACGTGTCTCCGTATCGGAGACGAGAAGGCGGTCGCAGTCCAGGTTGCGGGCGAGCTGCTCAAAGCAGGCCTTCACCCGCTCCGTGGACTCCTCGTCCCAGAATGGATCATACATGTCCTCCACGCTTCCTGGCCGTGTGCGGACGATACAGCAGAATGTTACAATACCGATCAGCTCGGGGCGCTTGGGCACTGTGACGCCGGTAGTGGTGCCCCGCTTCCAGGCGTCCCACCCCTTTGGAGCCTCTAGTATCTTTATGCCCGCCAGAAGGGAGCAGGATGGGAAATCTGCCACACGACTGCGATACCACTTGAGATCGGAGCACGACTTACAGATGGTATAGAAGTCCCATCCCGCCTTCTTTTCAGCATGAATGAGGTCCAGGACGTTGCGGGCAGCGGTGCCAGGCACCTCAATCACACTGCCCTCAGTCGCCCGGGGCAGCCGATCACGGCGGAGAGAGAGAATACGATTGCTTGTTGCCGGTGTCGTGAGGCTGGGCGGAGGACGACGACGGCGAGCTGTCAAGTCCTCTGCGATATGGAGCACGGAGCCCTTGGAGGCTGAAGAGGTGATGTGGTCCAGCCAGGCAAAGAGCCACGAGGCGAGGCCCTTGCCTCGGAGCTCGGCATTCACCACGACGCACTCTAGAATGCGGACCTCGTGCTTTACCTGCTCATTCTGGACGAGCACCTCTCCGTCTACAGGGACGCTGAAGGCCGTCGCACACAACTCCCCCTCTGGAGTTCGGATGCCGAGGGCCACACAGGCATCGCTGCGAAGACGCCGGCGCACCCAGGGCTCATCTAGACCGGCTGGGCGCAGCTCGTTCCATCCGTAGTCCTTGCGCCAGAACTCCAGAATGTCCGCACAGTCCTTGACAGATCCGGTGAGGCGCACAGGATCTGTAATACGCCAACGGGGTGTGATGACGAGGCCAGGAGGCGGCGGCCGGGCCCGGGGGCGAAGAACGGCAGAGACAGACTTCCACGGCTTCCAGGCATCCCAGCCGGTGGGGCCGGCAAAGTGGCGATCAGAGCGGAGAAACCAGGTCCGCTTGCCGAAGCGTCCGCCAGTCCAGGTCTCCACCACCTCCTTTTTCGTTACAGGAAGGCTCACGACCGGCTTTCGGGCGGCTGGAAACATCTTGGTTGAAGGCGAGTCATCGCCCTTGCCAGCGGCCAATTTTCACCTAAACGAGCCAACCACCCTTTGTAGTAAATGCCTACCGCTGCGCACATGGGAATGTATATGCCTGCGTATCCGAATCCCCTTGCTGGCCTCGGCTACTCGGACATGTTTCGGATGAAGCGAATGACCACGCCCGAGTTGCGAGATGAGAAGATCATGGAGGGCCTGCGGAAGAATGGATATATCTGGATTCGCCGTCTGAATCCCCACAAGTTTGAGCATATCGTGCGGACCCCGACGATTGGCTGCACTGTGGAGGTGTTTGTTGTTCAGCACCCTGGTTGCGTGCACATTGATTCGCCTACGGCAAAGAAGATGATCCACAAGATCTGTTATTTCTAGTGGCGGCGCACGACGGTAATAAAATTGACGGCCCAGCCACACCACCCTTTTTAGCAGAAACCTGATAGAATGGGCCAGTATTACGTTGCCGTTATTCTTGGTCCTGCTGGTGAGCCCTGCGAGTTCATCCGCTGCTGGGTGGACTCCTACAGCTACGGATGCGGTGCGAAGCTGATGGAGCACGGCTACATTGGCAACGGCTATACAAATGCTGTCATGCGGCTGTTGAGCCCTGAGGGCCCGTTCTGGAAGTCACGCCTGGTGTGGGCCGGTGACTATGCGGATCCAGAGAAGGGCACCATCACGCTCTATGAGCAGTCGGCGGAGAAGGATGAGGGCAAGGGGATGACGCCCAGTGGCGAGCCGCTGTCCGCCGACTACCGGTTCATTGTGAACCACACAAAGAAGGCGTATGTGGACCTGAAGAAGGTCCAGGACGATGGCCGCGGCTTCCGTATTCACCCAATGGTGCTACTGACGGCGGATGGCAACGGGCGGGGCGGCGGTGATTACCGTGGTCGCAATGAGCATCTGGTCGGCACCTGGGCACGGGACGTGATCAGTGTTGATAAGTATGCGCCCGAGGGCTATTCAGAGCTGGTGTGCGATTTCTCAGAGTGAGGATGAATGGTGCTATGACTATTAGAGGACGAACCATTCTGCGTAGATTTTTTAAGGGCTTCCTTTAATTCTTTAATTTCTTTCTTTAGATCTTCTACTATGGTTGCCTGGCATAACTGGCGCATTCGTTCTTCAAAGTCGGGCAAAGAAGACAAATTATTCATATACTAAGTTTGAATATATTCGGTTCGGGCATCTAGCGCAGCCGACCTAAGATACAAACACTGATACTAACCAGCAGCAATGGTCCGGTATCAGTATTTTGTCAAACGTGTCCAGCGCCCCTATACCTGGTTTAAATCATTCCACTGTATTCGTGTGCCTGAAGGGGATGCTCGGATTTCTGCACTCACGGAGCAATACAAGCCGATTGGTTGGACCGTTTTTGTTCCGTATCAGTTTCCACCTACGGAGGAAGAGGAGGCCGTTCAGCTGAAAAAGTATTTTCGCAACTGGGATGATGAGTTTGAGATCGTGGATCCTCCAAAGGAGATGTCATAGTATCTAGGTAAAATTGACCTCGCCCCCCCCCTTTTTAGCACAACAAGCCCCGATGCCAGTCCCAAAGTTCATCTTTGTCCGCCATGGAGAGGCAAAGCATAACGTCGCCTTTCACGAGGTCGGCGAGGCCGCCTTCAGCGATCCTGCGAATAAGGATGCACCTCTCACGGAGCAGGGCATGGCCCAGGCCCGTGCGACAGGCGCTGCTCTTCATGATCTCAAGATTCTGGACATCTGGTCCTCACCCCTGACCCGCTGTATTCAGACCGCCGAGGAGATCTTTGAGGAAAACAATGTCCAAGAGCTCTGGCTCCACGATAGTCTGCTGGAGCGCCTCGGCGGCGGTCACATCTGTAATGACCGCCTCTCAACTCACGAGCTAAAGAAGGAGCACCCCATGTGGAAGCGAGAGTTTCTGCCCGAGCTCCCGCCGCTTTGGATTGACCGTGAGAACCACACCTCTCTCCAGCGCCGCATGCTCAGCTTCATCCTCCTTCTCGCACACATGTATAGCGATGTGTCACCAGATAGTCACGTGGTGATTGTCAGCCACGCAGATGCTCTTGGCGCCCTCACGCATCGCCCCTTCAAGAATGCAGAGCACGTCATCCTCACGCTGGAGGAGATCCTCGCAACAGATTCGGCGAAGCCTCTGGCTGAACCCCTTTAAAGCAGTTTCTCAACTACCCCCAGATGGTGGCCGCCCTCTTGCGTGTGGTCCACAGCGGCATACAGGATTCCAATCTCTTGCCCCGCAAAGGAAATCCCAATCCCCATTTTTTCGTAAAAGCGATGATTCGGGCGGGGCGCTTCACCACGCAGTGGGTCCGCCTGGACTTCAACACCCGCCCCAGCCTCGGCACCACGGCGGTGATCACGCTCCCCCGCAAGGGCCACCTCCTTTCCAGACTCTATCTCGTGACCACGCTCCCCGATATCGCCACGACGCAGCAACGGGCGAGGGCCCGAGCCGCCGAGGCCAGCCAGACCTTTCTCGGCCCCACCTTCGGCTGGACGAACTCTGTCGGCCACGCCCTTCTTCAGCAGGCCACCATTGAGATTGGAGGCACCCGAGTGGAACAGATTGACGGTCGCCTCCTGGAAGTTCTGGACGAGTTCTACTCCCCTTTAGAGAAGGTCCCTCTCACGGACAAACTCCTCCCCCGCAGCTCCACGGGCTTCACACCAGGTCTCTACGGGCGGGACAACGTCCAACGGGCCGTGACGCCGCTGCCCTTCTGGTTTTCATCCGGCGATCCTGGCGCCTTTCTCCCCGTGGACGCCATTCAGGCCGATGAGATCCGCCTCTCTGTCACCTTCGCAGGAGTGAACTCCCTCTACACTTCTACGGCGCAACTGGACACGAGTGCCTTCACCGGCCCGCCTGTCGCTGGCGCAGGCTATTATCCTCTCGCAAACTCCACCTTTTACGTCGCAGATCCGGCAGGAACACCACAACCCGGGCTCAATGGAAATCCCAAGCAGACAGTCCTCGCCTCCGTGATTCCGAATGTCGCCATGCCTTCTGCGCAGGCCCTTACACAGCTTGGTGATACCTATATCATGGCCGAGTATGTCTATCTGGACAAACCGGAGGCGAACAGATTTCGTCTCGCCGATATTCAGGTCCCTGTGCTCCAGCACTACGCCTTTGATCCGGTGGACACAGGAGGCTCGGCAGTGGCGAACTGCTACTTGAAGATTCCCAATCCCACCCGCAATCTCTTTTTCTATCTGAATCGGCGGGAGGCCACGTTCTACAACGCCCCCTTTTTAGCCACACGGGATCTCTCTGATTCCGCTGCCCCTATTGCGCCCTGGTGGCCCAATGCGAGTCGTATTTCCGATCGGACTTACACGGAGCTGGTTCCAGGATTCCAATTCAGAAACACGGAGCCGCTGGAGGCCCTTGCCCTGATCTACGAGGGTAAGCTCTATCGGTATCAGACCACCGCCCCTTCCTTTTTTAGAAGCCTGATCCCCGCCTACGAAATGCGGAAATCTCCTTGGGTCAATCGGTATTACTACAATCTTCCATTTAGTCTGAGTCCTGGGCACCTGGCACCCAGCGATCACTGCGGAGAGGCCAATCTGGACAAAATCGTGAACATCAATCTTCAACTTGCGATGCGCCCCCTGGCCGGTTACGCCGATCCGAATGCAGTGCCCCGCTACTTTGTAAATATCTGGGCGGAGACCTACAACATTCTCCGAGTGTATGGTGGTCGTGCGGGCATGATGTTCTCGTATTAAGCAGCGGCCTAAGAATAAATACAACCGTTATCTAGAAATGTCTACGCAACAGATCCTCAATGTATTGACCGCAGAACAGCTCCAAACTCTTTTGGCGCTGCCCGCCGTTACAGCCGCCAGGCAACAAGTCGCCTCCGGCCAGAAGCTCGTCTATTTCACGGTTAACCTGACTGCCGATATGAAGGCGACTCTAAAGGAGCGACTGGGTCTGGCGCTGGACTCTGTGTCCCAGATCCCGATGCGCTGGATTCAGGGCGATACGTTCCCACACATTGATCGTGGTGCAGCCGACTTTTCCAACACCTATCTCGTCTATTTGACAGGCAGTGCGGGTGAGCTCACCATCGGTGAAGAAACCTACCCTATTGAGCAAAATACTGGATTTGTCTTCAGCGAGGGACTGAATCACAAGACACTAAATACGGGTGACGAGCCCCGTCTCCTTCTCGGTCCTATGAGCGAGTCCGGATTTGCCGTGGGAGCCCCTATGTTTTATTACGCCACAGAGGCGGATGCAGTAGCAACGATTAATAGTATTGCGTATGGTATTACTTATACGGTTGGTGATGTATTTAGTGGATCTATAGGCTCCTTCACCAGCTGGCGGCTTGCGAGCAGTAGCTCAGGCAGTTCTTCTCAGTCCCTTGTCTATCCCAATGGTGCACTGTTAAATTCTGGTGGAACTTATAATCTCTATCCCGCCGCCCCCTGTTTCCTTGAGGGGTCCAAGATTCTCTGCCAAGAAGATGGCAAGGAAGTGTGGAAGCCGGTAGAAGAGCTGAGGAAGGGCATGCTAGTGAAGACGAGCCGTGATGGATATAAGAGGGTGGAGTTGATTGGCCGTGGACCCTACAGCAACCCTGGGACGGACGAGCGGTCCGAGAATCGCCTGTATGTCTGCTCACCTTCCGAATATCCTGAGCTCACGGAGGATCTCGTCATCACGGGATGCCATTCTATTCTTGTGGATAAGATCACCGATGTCCAGCGTGAGAATACGATCAAGCAGCTGAGCCGAATCTTTGTAACGGATAAGAAGTATCGTCTAATGGCGTGTCTGGATGAACGTGCCAAGCCGTGGCTCAACGAAGGCACGCATACCATCTGGCATTTCGCCCTGGAGAGCGAGGACGATGGTATCAACTTTGGCGTCTATGCGAATGGGGGCCTGCTTGTGGAGACCTGTAGCTTGCGTTTCCTGAGAACAAAGGGCAATCTGGTTCTCCAGGCCTAGAAGGGCGGCGTCTTCGGTGTAAATCCACCAGGCTTGGTCTCCTCAGGCGGCGGCGTGCACTGCGCATAGGGATAGGCCTCCTCCTCTGGAGCCCCTGTCACCACAGGCACATCAATCTTGAGCGGTTCCAAGCGGATCCCATTCGTCACAATATCGTTAATCAGATTCTGGGTCTCAACCGGTAAAGGTTCAATACCCAGAATCCCCTTCACATCGGCAATCAACTGCCCAGGAGGTCCGTCGGCCGGCCGCCGCTCAGGGCGCCGAGGTGGCTTGCCACTGTCCTTTTTAGAATTCCAAAGAGAGGGCTTCGTCGCCGTGAAGGCCGATCCACGATAGGACTGAAAGGCCGTCGGAAACTCCTTCGGCTGCTTCGGAGCACTGCCAAAAATCCGGGCCGCCGTCAAGGTCTTTCCGTCCTCCGCACGCCACTGGCGCATCAGCGGACCCTTCTCCAGCTCCTCATCATCTAGAATCATACAAGGTTGCGCCGTCGCCGATGCGTTGGACATGCCACCGACTTCCTACACTGCTAGAGAGCTTTTCCGTTAAGCTCTCACCACTCCAGTAAAATTGCTCACTCCACACCCTTTTCATCACTCTTACCAAATGTCCAACCTCCTGATCGTAGAATCACCGGCGAAATGTTCCAAGATTCAGGGATTCCTGGGTCCGGGGTGGCGAGTGATTGCCACGATGGGTCACATCCGAGCTCTAGAGGAGGATCTAGATGCTGTGGGACTGGAGCGGGACTTTGAGCCCCGCTTCGCCTTTCTGAAGGAGAAGTCCAAGGCCATTGCGCAGATCAAGGAGGCGGCAGCGGCGGCCACCAAGATCTATCTGGCCTCGGACGACGACCGAGAGGGTGAGGCCATTTCCTACAGTGTGGCAGCCCTTCTGAAGCTGAATCCCGCCACAGCGCCCCGTGCGGTTTTCCGAGAGATCACCGCCGCGGCAGTCAAGGCTGCGGTTGCGTCTCCTCGTCTTCTGGACATGGATCGTGTTCATGCGCAACAGGCCCGGGCGGTCCTGGACATGATGGTCGGATTCACCATCTCCCCCCTTCTCTGGAAGTATGTGGGTCCCTCCCTGTCGGCCGGCCGCTGCCAGACTCCTGCCCTTCGTCTTCTGTGCGACAAGGAGGCTGAGATCACGGGCTTCACGGCGGAGACGGCCTGGCGCATCAGTGGGACCTGGGAGGCCGCAGGCTCCCAACCCTTTGAAGCACATATGGAGGAGGATCTGGAGGATTCCGAGTCCGCCCAGAACTATCTGGAGAATCTCCACAACGACATCGCCGGCACTGTAAAGGAGGCTGTGACTCGCCCAACGACGGAGTCGCCACCTGCCCCTCTGATCACGAGCACACTCCAGCAGGAGGTCTCCGCCACAATGGGTATTCAGCCGAAGAACACCATGCGCATTGCCCAGCGCCTCTATGAGGCAGGTCATATCACCTACATGCGAACCGACTGCGCTGTGCTCTCGGAGGAGGCCAAGACGGCGGCACAGGGTTGGGTGCGCTCCCATTTCGGTGAGGCGTATCTTGGAGCCGCCGCAGCAACAGCCGCCAAGGCCCCGAAGAAGAAGGCTGCTGCGTCTGGCCCCGCCCAGCCCCAAGCCCAGGAGGCCCACGAGGCCATTCGCCCCACTCACTTTGAAGCCACCGATCTGCCTGCCGACGAGGACTGGAACGCCTCAGATCGCAAGGTCTACAAGCTCATCTGGAATCGTGCGGTCCAGTCCGTCATGGCGGCGGCAAAGGGTGAGCAGCGCACCGTCTCCTTTACAGCAGATGGGGATCCTGGGGAGTTCGGGTGGAAGGCGGTCTGGCGACGGGAGACCTTCGCCGGTTGGCGGCGCATTGGCGCCGCTGCGACGAATCTGGATGCTCCAGATGATGAGGAGGGACAGAAGGCCACACAGGCTGCGTGGGCTACGGCGCTGACCTTGATGAGCGGCACGAAGCTGGCCTGGACGTCACTACAGGCGCAGCCGCATACCTCTCGTGCGCCTGCCCGGTATACGGAGGCCACACTGGTGCGTGAGCTGGAGCGTAAAGGCATTGGCCGCCCGAGCACGTTTGCTCAGCTCGTTGGCACGATTCTGGACAAGAACTATGCGAAGAAGCGGGATACACCGGCGAGCACGGTTCAGATTCCCCGCCTCACTCTGGATAAGCCCTATCAGTGGCCCCCCACCTCACACACCGACACGAAAAAGGTGGGTGCCGAGCGGCAGAAGATCGTTCCCACGCCCCTTGGCCTCTCCGTCCTGGAGTTCTGTCTGCGGGAGTTCTCCCCCCTCTTCGCCTATGAGTTTACCGCACAGATGGAGTCACGACTTGACAAGATCGCTGCAGGCGAGGAGCCGTGGAAGCAGATTTGCCGGGACACCTGGGGCACCTATTCCGAGAAATACAAGACGCTGAAGTCGGGCACGGGAACCGCAGGAGCAGCCCCTGCCCGAGAGCGCCTGTTCCCCGGTGGTATCAAGGCTGTTCAGTCCAAGAAGGGTCCACTCCTGCTCAAGGAGGGTGCCACAAAGAACGATGCCGCCACCTTCTACGGATGGCCTACCGGCGTTGCGTTTGGCGAGATCACAGAGACCCAAGTCGCCGCCTTTGTAGCAACTGCGGCAGCGGCCAAGACTGGTGAGGCCCTGGGAGAGCACGAGGGCACCCCGATTGTGAAGAAGTCCGGCCCCTATGGAGCCTATGCGGAGTGGAATGGCACGAAGGTTCCCTGGACGCCCGAGGACACCGTGGAGACGCTGGTGGCGAAGCTGGAGAAGAAGTCCACGGCATCTCTTCACACGATCGGCCCCTTTGAGTTCCGCAACGGCCCCTATGGCGTCTACATGTTCAAGAAGGATCTGGTGGGCAAGGCCCGGAAGTTCGTCGGCCTCCCGAGTGGCGTGGATCCTAAGAGCTTGACACTGGAGGCGACGGTAAAGCTCTACCAGACGGGCCTCACGCAAAAGGCGAAGGCGAAGGCCTTCGGCGATAAAAAGAAGGGGCCCAAATAGGATGAGAGGGCGTAGTCCCACTCAGCGGGAAAGTAGAGCAAAATCCCCTCTTCAGAATCTAGACATTTTTAAAGACCCGATTTATGTGGTGAACATGAAGGAGCGCAAGGATCGCTGGAAGCTTTTTATGGAACAAGATCCGGCGGTAAAGGCGATGAATGTCCACCGTGTGAATGCCTTCAACGGATATCGGCTGAACTACAAGAAGGATCGGCGTATTGCGCTCTCCAGCCGTATGAATATTATGCGGAATACACGGAGAATTCACCAGGAGGTGGCGACTCTGGGTGCTGTTGGATGCTCTATCAGCCACGCCACAATCTGGAAGAAAATCTTGGCATCCAATGCGCCCTATGCGGTTGTAATGGAAGATGATGCTACCTTTACAATCAAAGAGCTTCAGCAGATCAATGAACTTGCCAAGGAGATTCCTGGCTCGGCGGAAGTCTGGCTTCTTGGCATGACACGGGGTGGAAGTATTCGGGAACCGGTCCCCCGTTCCAAGTGGAGCAAGGTCTATCAGTTCACCGCCTCTCACGCCTATGTGATCACTCGTGCCGCCGCCAAGAAGTTTTTAGAGCAGGTGTTCCCCGTCGAGATGCACATTGACCACTATATGTCCAATATGTCTGTGCTCTACGAGATACCGATGCTACACCATGACGAGTTCAACATCCCCTATAGAGGTATCTTAAAGAAGAGCAGTAGCACCACGACGGTGGAGTCCAATACGAGCCAGCATATTAAAGACGGCTGCTCGGCATGCCACGTGCCAGATCACCTCTCTCGCTTTTATCGCCGTGTCGGCCCAGCCACACGAAAGGGTCGTATTGTTCACGGCATTTTGCGGGATGGTATTAAAAAGAAGGTGTTGACGTATTCCGTGTTGAACAGGGATCAAAAGAAGGATCTGAAAGAAAAGGAAATCGGAAAGGTTGATGAAACAAAAGACTAACTTAGTTGTCAATGACACCTGCGGTTAGATTGTCACACCTATCAACAGAATGGCTTCAAGGGGAAGCACACCGACTGCGTCCCGAAGAGCAAGTGTAACAGGGGCTGCGGATGTTTCTGGAAATCAGGCTAAGAAGTTTCAGAATGGTTGGACACGAGAACAGGAGACGCTGATGGCCAACTGGGCCGATGTGGCCTCTTGCTACCGGTGGCTTCACGATAAAGCGGAAAAGCAGTATAGCCAGTCCAATATGATGATCTCCGTGCCCGTGATTATTCTGTCTACTCTCACCGGCACGGCCAACTTCGCCATTGACTCCTTTGTTCCGCCCGGCCTTGATGAATACAAAAAATACGTCCAGGCCGGTATTGGTGCGGTCAGTATCTTCGCCGGTATCTTAACAACACTCGGCAACTTCTTTCAATATGCGCAGAAGTCGGAGGGCCACAAAGTGGCAGGGATCGCATGGGGCAAGTTCCAGCGTCTCGTCGCCGTGGAGCTCGCCATCAACCCTTTAGAGCGCCTTGATGCCATGGACTTTTTGAAGATCTGTCGCCAAGATCTTGATCGTCTGATTGAACAGTCGCCGCCGATCCCGGACAATGTGATTGCGCTTTTTGAGCGGGAGTTCAAGAAGGTGCCGAATCTTAAGATGCCTGAAATCTGTCACGGGATTGAGCACACAC